GTTTCTTGGATTTTACTTGCTGTTAGGCGACGTAGCTCGTGACGATAGAGCAAAACCACAATGTGGGCCTATAAGGCTGCTCTATTATGAGTGTCGATTCACGAGACGTAACACTCACTATTCCGCCATGGAGTACACCATGACCTATGATTCCGTCAGGCAAAAGTTTCGTTTTCCTTTGCTCCACAAAAAGAAAATCGAATTTTCTTTGAAGGACCTATCGTTGTGCTATGACACTGGAATTCTTGGTTCCATTGTTTACTACTTCGATATTCCCACAACTTACTTTGACTGTGGTGACAACGTGGCTTTCTACAAGTCTTCTTTTGTCATCGCACGCTCCAGTGCTTGGAGAGCCATGATGTTGAAGCGTGGTCCTGGTGGCGAGGCTGTGGACGCAATGCTCGCGTTTGAGTACTATTTCCGCATGGATTGGTCCGATTATATGTCGGAGAGGCGGAAAAGTGATCTTGCTTGCTTGCGAGAGCGCATTGAGCGCAGGCGTATGCCGGTGCTCAAAAAGCTCGGACCTAAGCCGTCAAACAACAAGAAATTGCGGAAACGACCCGTTACCAAAGGTAAGCGCATGACTATAGCCGAGATGCGTGAGACTGGCAAGGGGCCTTTCGACATGCGCTGTGCAGTTATGCAGAGTGGCAAGTTTGATAAGAAGGCCAAGCGTGATGACCGTGAGGTCAAGCAGCGCGAAGTTGCTGCAGTCGCAGCTAAGGCCTTGCGCAAGGAGGTCCCCAAGGAGATTCGCTTGAAGAAAATTAAAGACTCGCGCGATAAGCGGAATCCCGTTACGGTTGAATACCAGAGTGGAAAGATTTCGGCTGCTGCAAAGATTTTAGCGACTGCCGGTGTGGCTTTGGGCCTTCGTAAGGTCGCATCCGCCATTAATAGGGGCTTAAAAACTACGGATGACTTCCTTAAGTTTTTCGTGGATTTAAAGTCACACCTTAAGAAAGCCCTTAAGGGAGGCTTGTGGCTAGTGCCTTTTGTTATGGCCTTATATTATGTTTTTAAGTTTTGCAAGCTGCCTGGCGCTTTGAGCTCGGCAGTTGTAGTGACGGCGATAACGCGCTTCACACCGACACGGTTGTGGAACTATATTTCTCATGCCTTTCATGAAGAGAAAATTAGTCCAATCAGGGTCCTCTGTGGCTGGCAAGTTATTGACAACTGTTTTGTGTTTTTCTATTTTTAAGGATAAAATTAAGACAACCAGCATAACTGAGTTCATGAAGCGCATTGCGCTTGTTGACAGATGTTCGTCCGGTTGGGATACTTTTATTGCATGGACTGTTGAATCGGTCGAATATGTAATCAACCAACTTCGATCTTTTTTTGGCAAGCAGGCCATTACACTTTGTAAGCAAAGCGATAAGCCGATACGCGAATGGACGAAAGCGGTGGACGATCTACAGCATAAGACCAATGTGTGTGGTGGAGATCTGGATAATACCGTTATTGAGAATATCGTCAAAGTTTATACTCATGGGCACACGCTTAAGAGTATAGTACGCGGTACACCACAGGAGGCTTACGTTGCTAAGTATTTGTTGCAAATAGAACATATGCTTCAGCCTTTTGCTGGTGCGCTTAACGCGAGGTACAATTTTCGTGTACAACCCGTTTGCGCAATTTTCACTGGCGCTCCCGGCATAGGTAAGACTTTGATAACGTTGTACATGTGTGCCGCTATTCTGAAGCGTAGTGGTCTTTTGAGCAACGATGCCAGCACTAATGACATGATGTCTAACATATGGCAGCGCTGTGCCGGGCCTTTTTGGAACAGTTATGCAGGGCAACATTGCATGATTGTAGACGATATATTTCAGTGGAAGGGTGATCCAACGGATGCAGAGAATGAGTTTATGACACTTATTAAAGCTGTGTCCAGTTGGTCATATCCTCTTGAGTTTGCGGATGTCGCTAGCAAAGGGAAAAACTTTTTTAATTCGAAGGTCATTATCGGTACGACGAACACAATTAGCATTGACGCTGCTGCCAGAAACTTCGTGCACGAACCAGAAGCTGTGGCCAGGAGGATTGACCATCCATATAAGATGATACTCAACCCTGAGTATGCTGATGAGCACGGCCGCTTAGATCACGTTAAGTTTAAGCGAGCCATTCAGATATGTGCAGATTCTGGTACTGACATGGACAAGTTTCCGTGGCACATATGGAAGCTGTATAAACACGATTTTATTACAGGACGGACTATAGCTAGTGACATATCTCTACGTGATGTGGTTATTAAGATAGCCGACGAGGTTGCGTCTCGTATGGCTAGTCATACCACTGATAAGGAGGCTGTGGCTAATTTTTTCCATGGGCTTCAAGGACCAACTCAAACGGTTTTGCAATCTGGTCATTTTTCTAATGCCGTCAGTCCTGTAACTAACTTTGCAAAAGATTCTAAGCAATGGCTTCGCCAATGTTACTCGGATACACATGAGTGGCTAAAAGAGCGCAAAATGTTGTGCGCCATTATGGATAAAGTTTTAGGCGTCCTTGTTGTTGCAGGTGTAGCTAGTTTGTTTTTATCTTTACTTAAAGGAGCTTTAGACTTTGCTAAAAGTCTGCTGACTGGCATGTTTGGAGGCGGTAACAAAGACAAAAACGTGGAAGTCCAAAGTAATAGGCCTGCTACAAAACCGCGTAAGGCTTCTAAAGTAGCCTTGCAAGCTGGTGAAAAACCTGCCACACAGATTGTTACCAACGCATACAATAACACGTATAAGTTGATTCTAATAGGTTCCAATGACTATTGTTTGCTTGGTCAGATCATATTCCTTAACGACAAGATGGCCGTTTGTCCTGCCCATTTTACGAATTATTCCATAAAGGAATATTTGAACGACGGTAGTGTTAATATGGACAGCATTATACGTTTCGTCAGTGTATGTCAGTCTGAGTATAGTTTTGATTATACCGTTCGTCAGTTTTTGGCGTTTAAGCGCCATACTCTTGTCGACGCTGATGTCGATTTCATGATAGTAACTGCGCGTAGAGCCCACAGGAATATTGAAAAGTATTTTCTTACGGAACGTCAGTTGAGATACGTCTCAGGCGAGAAATCGACCATAGATATCGCCAAGGCTAACTTTTTCAAGAATGAGTTCACACATATTACTCGTGAGCGGCATTTTTTGAGCAAAGTTGAATATGGTGAGACATTACGCTTTGGCAACCGAATGCTGCGGCGGTATTTTAAGTACGACGCAGAAACCCAATATGGCGATTGTGGGGCATTGACTAGCTTAGTTGATTGCAATTCTTATTCTGGGCACGCAGTGTTTGGCATGCACGTAGCCTACAATGGTCGAGAGCAGATGGGTTACTGCGCCGTCATCAGCAATGAGATGATTGAAGAAGCTAGGAAGATTTTGGGTACCATTGATGATTGTATCGAAGAAGATTTGATTGCTTTGGACGTCGAACACCAATCTGGAGATAAATTGCCATTTGAAGTCGATGGCAGCTTTTTGCCGCTCTACGTATTGCGTAGGCCAATTAATTTGTCGCCTAAGACTTCATATTTCATCACCAGTATGTTTGGTAAATTTGGTGATTATGACTGCTCGCCTGCTCCTTTGGGACCTGTTTACAGGAATGGAGAGTTAGTATATCCTATGGAGAATGCCGTTAGACCTTATGCTTCACCTGTTTTGAATTATGACGATTTTGATTTTCATCAGATCGCTCACGTGGCTTTTTCTAAGTTGACTTCTAGCACCAACCTAGTTCAAGAGAAACGGATCTTTTCATTTGATGAAGCTGTGTTAGGCGTTCCCGAGAGGAAATTTCGAGCGATTCCGCGCCAGACTGCGGCGGGTTTTCCTTATTGTTACACTGTTAAGAGTGGCAAGACCGAATTTTTCGGTGATGCCCAGAATTATGTATTGGATACTGAACAGGCTATGGCTCTACGAGCACGAGTCGATGGCATAATTTGCAGAGCTCGTGAGGGAAAACGTGGAGCCGTGATATTTAATGATTTCTTGAAGGACGAGATAAGAACCCACGCTAAAGTGGAAGCTGTCGCAACGAGGCTCATATCTTCGGCACCTTTGGATTACGTCATAGCTTGGCGCATGTATTTTGGTGATTTTTCCTCTTATTTTATGAGGAAAAATATTGACACTGGTAT